CGATCCGGCCTTCGGAATGCAGCCATTGTCTGCATTCAAGTATGGCATTCTCCTGCAAGTCGCAAGGGAACTGATCGATGACACGGCCGTCGATCTCCTTGGGTATCTCGCGATGCAGGCCGGCCGCGCGCTGGGAAACGCATTCGGCAACGACCTCGTCAACGGGACCGGCACCGGTCAGCCTGCGGGCCTGATCAGCACCGCTACGGTCGGCGTCACCGGGTCGGTAACCGGTGTTTCCGGTGCGCCTTCCTACGCCAATCTCGTGGACCTCGAATACTCTGTAATCGCGCCTTACCGGCAGTCGCGCTCGTGCTATTGGCTCGCGGCCGATAAGACAATCGGCGGCTTCCGGAAGATCACCGACACGGTCGGCCGGCCGATCTGGGAACCCAGCGCGGTTCTCGGTTCCCCCGACCTTCTCCTCGGAAAGCCGCTCGTCGCCGATCCGTTCATGCCGGCCATGGCCACCAATGCCAAGTCGATCGCATTCGGCGATTTCTCGCAATACTTCGTCCGGCTCGTCGGCGGGGTCCGCTTCGAGCGTTCCGATGACTTCGCCTTTGGCTCGGACCTCGTGACCTTTAGGGCTATTCTCCGAGGGGACGGAACGTTGGTCGATAGAACCGGAGCTATCCGCCTGTACCAGGGCGCAGCTACCTGATACTGACCTGGGGTTATACGCCATTACGAGGCAATTCCCGGGGTAATTCGCAGGCAACTCAGGTGCAAATTGAGCGCAATTCCCCGGGAACACGGACGGCAGTGGCCCCGCCCGCCCGGTGAGTGGCCACCAGGCGGGCGGGGAACCAGAGGGAGGCTAGCATGCGCTGGATCCGGATGATCGTCACCCTGTCCGGCGGCGGGCCGGGCGGCCGGGACTGGCGCGACCACCCGGCCGGGTCTCCGCCGTTCGAGGTGGAGGACTGGGAAGCAGAGGACCTGATCCGGATCGGCCTCGCCGTCGCCGTTCCGGGTCCTGCGGAGCCCGCGGAGGCCGCCGTCCCGCAGGAGGCCGCGCCGGCGGGGGTCCCGGCCGCAGAGTCCGAGCCCGGGGCCGGGGCACCCGCCGAGCCCGAGGACGGCACGGGCGTCTCGCCGCTGGCTGAGGTGTCCCCGCTGGCCGAGACGGCCGGCACCGGGGCCGGCGCGATCCCGGAACCGCTGCCCGCACCGGAGCCCGTGCCCGTGCCGGAGCCGCTGCCCGCACCGGAACCTCCGCAGCTGGCGCCGATGCCGCACGATATCAAGCAGCGCTGGATCGACTACGCGATCAGCCAGGGCGAGGACCCGGAGATCGCCCCCAACATGACCAAGGCGGATCTCATGTCGAAGTACGGCGGCCGGTTGTAGCCGTGGACTATAACGAGATCGGCGCGCTGAAGCCCGGCTGGGGTGTCATCTGGCAGGGCGGCACCGCCGACGCGTCCATCCGGGCGCCGCCCTTTTCCGCCGCGCCGCTGCTGATCGTGTCGATGGACCGCGGCGCGGACGACAGGACCTGGATCGACCATGCGACGGTGCAGGCCGTGCTGGACGTGCAGATCGATGACAGCCCGGACGCCTGCCTGCCCGACGCTGTGCTGGCCGGCCTGGCCGATGCGATCATCGCGTGGCTGGCCGGGGGAGGCAACGTGTATCTCAAATGCGGGGCGGGGGCCAGCCGGGCCGCCTACATCGACGTCGCGGTGCACTGCCGGGCGCTGGGCATCAGCGCGGAGCAGGCCGTTGCCCGGATCCGCGCCCGCCGCCCGGCCACGAACCCTAATTACGGGTTCCTGGCGCAGCTCCATAGGCTCTGGCCGTGACCGGGCCTACGATGAGATAAGGCAACTGCCCGCGGCCCCCGGGAGCCGGGTTCCAGATACGAGGAGCCCTAGATGGCCGATTTCAATGACCCGAACACCGTTCCCGGCTACGGGACCGGCGAGGACGTGGCCGGAGCGCGGGAGACGAACGCGTACTCCGGGATCCGCAGCACGGGCGACCCGACGCTGGAGCCCGGCCAGTACCCGCCCGATGAGGACCACGGGATCTTCGGCGGGCCGCTGCCGGAGGGCACCGGGGCGCCGGGTACCGCCGGGGCGCGGTACGACAGCTCGGTCGACCCGACCAACGAGCCGGGCCAGACCGAGGACGGGCTGACCGGGATCACCGAGGCCGAGATCACCGAGACCGGCGCGCCGGGCAGCACCGGGGCCGACCCGAGCGACGGCTCGGGCGCGGACTCGGTGACGTTCACCCGGCCCGGGTCCTACCTGTCCGGCACTTACGCGATGAGCACGGTGCGGGATGACACCGATGGCCCGACCGACTGGACGCAGGCCAACGATTCCGGCTACGCGACCGGCGGCCCGCAGCTGCCCGGCATCAAGGGCAACGAGCCCGAGGCCGGCTCCGGCCGGTTCCAGCCGGGTGCCGGGGGCCGGGTCATGCGCGGCGGCCGGGCAGTCCGCGGCTGAGCCATGCCGTTCAGCTCGGGCACCGCGGATATCGGCGGCGAGCCGACCGTGATCTGCGGCGTCGGCCGGGGCCGGACGGTCAAGGTGAAGAACCTGGACGCCGCCACGGCCGTGTACGTCGGCGGCCCGGACGTGGCCGTGGACGGGGCGACCGCCGGGTACCCGCTGGACGGCCGGGAATCGGAGACGTTCAGCGCCCCGCTGCCGCGCGAAGCCGTCATCATCCCGGCCCCGGCGGATGACATGGCCCCGGACGTGCTGTACGGGATCGCGGAGCGGGGCACCGTCCGGGTCGCGTGGATCTCGGCGTAGGAGGAGACATGGCCGACTGGGAGAACAACGGCACCGTGCGTGATCTGTCAGCACTGGCGGGCAACTCAATGACCGCCACCAGCCAGGCGGCGGGAAACATGACGAGCAGCAACGAGACGGCGATGACCGCGCCGGGCTCCCAGCCGGTCACCCCGCTGCCGCCCGCCCAGGACCAGGACACCCCGAACATCGAGATGAGCCCGCGGATCCCGCCCAGCTTCACCGGCAAGCCGGACCCGACTCACGGCGGGACATGGAACCCGGGCCGGCCGGCCTGGACGAGAACGGAAACGCCGGACGTGACCCGGCTCCCGGCACCCCGGCCGCCGGAGGTGACGGGCCGGGCTGAGCAGGCCAGCATCGGCGTGGCCGGCCCGGCCCGCGGCGCCACGTCCGGGCGCGCACCGAGCACCAGCAGCAGCAGCAACGGAGGTTGACATGCCTGACGCACCGAACCCGGTTACCAGCCCGCCGGAGGTCCCCGGCCAGCCCTGGGACGCCACGTCCGAGGCCACGGTCGGCAAGTGGGACTGCCTGGAGGAAGTGGCCGGCGAGATCGGCTTCGACGGCGGCCAGGACGGCGACCACTTCGCCGGCGCCGACCGGCACGCCACCGGCCAGACCGGCCCGTGGCGCCAGACGTAGCCATGGCCCAGCCGTGGCCGCCCGGCACCGAGCCCGGCAACCCGGGCGGCCTGGAGATGGGCACTGTCAAGCCGGAAGGCGACGAGCTGGCCCGGGAATGGCCCGCCGCGCCGCCCGGCGATGATTACTACACGCCGCCGCCCGCCTAGGAGGATACCGTGGCCGACAACTCCCACACCGGGAACTCCAACCGGTCGGTGATCACCGACCTGAGCGCCGTCAAGCCCGCCGGGCAGGAGCTGGCCACGATCAAGAACGCCAACCTGGCCCACGCCGGCAACGCGAACAAGGCGTACTGACCCGGGAGGGACCATGAGCGGTGAGCGGATCCTGGTGATAGTCCCGTCCCGCGGGCGAGCGGACCGGCTGGCGCACATGCTCGGCGAGACGCTGCGGCTGTCCGGCCCGGGTACCCACGTCGCGGTCGGGTACGACGATGACGACCCGGAGCGGGACGAGTACGACGAGCTGCGGGAGGCGGTCCGGGAGCACTACCCCGGCCGGACCTTCTGGCACCGCGGCCCGCGCAAGAACCTGGCCGGGTGGACCAACCTGATCGCGGAATGGCCGCGCGCCGCCCGGTACGGTTACCTGGCCAGCTTCGGCGACGATCACGTCCCCCGCACGGACGGCTGGGACGAGATGCTGGCCAGCGCGATCGAGACGATCGGTGGCACCGGCATCGCCTGGGGTAACGACCTGCACCAGCACGAGAACCTGCCGACCGCCCCGGTGATCAGCGCGGACATCCCCCGGGTGCTCGGGTGGATGGTGCTGCCGGGCGTAGTCTCGAAATTCTGCGACAACGCGTGGAGGGACATCGCCGACCTGGCTGGCTGCCGGGCGTACGTGCCGCAGGTGATCATCGAGCACGTTCACCCGGATGCGGGCAAGGCGGCCCTTGACGACACGTACCGTGACGGGAACGCGCACTGGGCGCGGGATGAGGCAGCGTACCTGGCCTGGGCGCAGAACCAGCGTGACCTGGATGCGCAGGCCGTCCGCAATGCCCGGCGGCTGCGTGCGATGGCCCGGGTGGCCGCGGCACCGTGACCCTGACCGCACAGCACACCGCACGGGCCGGCGGAAGCTGGTGCGATATCCAGGGCCATCTGGGGTTCCTGTATGCCCAGGCCCAGGGCCGTGCGGTAATGGCCGAGCTGGGAGTCCGGGCAGGCAATTCCACCTGCGCGCTCCTGGCTGCCGCCGAGACTACGGGGCACGGGCAGCTGTGGTCGGTGGATTTCGCCCCGCCGCAGGTGCCGGCTGCCTGGATGCAGCTGCCGTACTGGCATTTCCTGCAGGCCGGCGACCTGTCGGAAGAGGCCCGGCTGTTCGTCCCGGCGGAGCTGGACCTGCTGCTCATCGATACCAGCCACGACTACGGGCACACCCTGGAGGAGCTGGCCGCCTATGCCCCGCGGGTCCGGCCCGGCGGCGTGATCCTGTGCCACGACACCTGCTGGCTCCCCGGTGACATAGAGTCGCGGCTGCCC